TATATCTTTGCCATTATCAAGTTTGGCATATATAATAAACTCTTCATCATGATGAATGACATATGGCTGCATAGTCATAGTTTTTCCAATCATCATAGGTCTTAAACCACTTGTAGTATACGCAGCCTTATATTCTTTACCGACTACAGTAACTATTTCGTCTTTAAGGATATTATATTCAGCTTGCTTTGCATACATTGCTACGCCTACTGTACCGAATAGAGCTATAGATATTATTATAAAAATTACAGCAATGTGCTTTCGATATTGTCCATACATATTAACCTCCTATTGTAAAAATGTGAAATAGAACCAAGACACATCTTTTGTGTTAGTATCTTCCACACTAACACGCACATTTGTATACATAGCAATGATATCACGTATACTACGTGCATTGGCAAATCCATTACCTCCTCCAAACATCATTCTAGCATTTTGTTTAGAAATTGGACTAAATGGAGCAGCTAAATGGTCTGTATACATCTGATGACGGTCTAATGTCATAACATTATTTTGACCATCCACTATAGTCTGCAATGTGTTAGTCACTACATCCATAGGTAAATCAATATCAAGATATCTTAGAGAAGCTCCTATAAATACGTTAGGAACCATACCAACATATCTATAATTATCGTCTACTTCAATCTTAACAATTCTTCTGCCGTTTCTGAATTTATGGATTAAATTCCATTTTTCAGAATTATACTGACTCTCTTTTTGACCAGTCATAACAACTTTACCAAGGATAGTATCTATTTCTTTTTCTTCAATAGACACTTCTTGAGTTTCATAGTCATATCTAATTGAGAATGTAGGTCCATCCTCATTCATTGGAGCAACTCCAATGACTATGTCATATTGAGTGTCTAATTCTTCAAAATCTATCTTAGAGAATAAATCTTCAACATACTCCTTATTGTAATCTTGCAGTCCTCTCAAAGACATGAACATTCTGTTTAAGGATATATTCATGTCTAATTTAATATGTTCAGGAACTATATCCCTAATCATACCATAAAGTTTATCAATGTCAGCACCTATCATGTTTAATACTAGTAACATATTGTTTATTTTCATATTTAATCCTCCTTACATTAATTACATTTGATATACATCTATACTAACAGAAATAGGACCGAACGACACGTCATCAGTTGTGTTACTAAACACCAAGTCCTTCATCTTTATAAATGTATCTAAAGCAGCTCTACCATCCGGATAATTTAAGTCATATCCTACGTAGTCAAAAACATTAATAATAGCATCTACTGTTAAATCATCTCTTATATCTCTCACCATCTTCGTGTAATCTGTTCCGCTTGCTGCAATAGCACTGATGCCATCTAAATCCTTATCTATTGTAATTACTATTGTGTCTATTATTAAATCATTTTTGTCTATCTTATACCCGTCAATAATTTTTCCTATCATAGCCTTTTTATTATTTATTTGATCTTGTGTAAACATATTCTTTTCCTCCTAATATTTTTAATAAAAATTTTAATACAAATTCACAATAAACTCCAGTAATAGCCAGATACCAAATGATATCCAGCTACACTTTTGTCTTCCACAAAAATTAACTAGATACTATATTTTAAAAATTAGATTTAACACCTCCTTAGTTTCACAATCTGATTTAAGTTTAATTGAAACTGGGCACACATCGTCCCCTAATTGAGAAAGAGACTTTAGATGCTCTTTGACAAACCCAAATGCAACTTCCTCCCTAACGTCGTAGTTAAGGTAATCAGCTACTAAATCTGTAACTGCTATCACGTTTTTTGTATATTGTAAATGTGTTGTAGGAATAAACACATCCATTTGATAATACTTGCTGCTATGATACACAGCAATCTTCTTTATATCCACTGTATTCGGACTACGAAGTTTTCCTACCAATTCAGTTATAGAGTCTAGTCCTATCAATTCTTCCTCTTCAGGTTCATAGAAGCTATAACCTTCGTTTCCCTTTATTTTAGCCATACGCACCTTTCCAGATGCACTTACTAAAGCTATTTCAACAAGGCCAACATCATTAATTGCTAGCTTGTTACAAAACTCTTTTACCCAATTCAAATTTACAGTAGATGAAGGTGTACCTACAGTAACTGCATCCATATCTTCAAATCTTCTTCTAATAGATGCAAATCCCATTTGAATTGCGTTATTCATAACTTTATTCAACCCGTTATTCCCATCAATAGCTGTATCTTGCATTACTACAACTGCTACCACGTTTTTCATATCTAATTTTACTTCTGCTATCATTCTCTTTCCTCCTAATATTTTATGAATTTTATATAAATAACCCTAGTGTTAGGGAACCTAGTCTTTATTTTTTAACCCCTTCTTACATTATGGCATAAGTCTCCATCAATGATAGAATAACTTATGATATAATTATAGCTATCCATTTCAGGAACAAATAGAGTCACTGGTATGTCAAGACCATTCATCTTCTCAACACAATCTTTAAGAGATGGGTTATTAAGTTTCCCTATAAGCCCAAACTCTCCTATATTTGATTCTCTAAAAGTATCATCTACTAAAAACTCAAATACAGACTCACTGTAAGCATATCTCACTTTTCTAGCGATTATTTTGCTGTAAACACTTCCAATCTTGAAAATATTGTTGCTAATATGTTTTACTACAGCATCTACATCCTTATTTTCCAAATTTTTAAATATTAGTTTCATCATAAATATCACTCCTTTTTTCTATATTAAATTTAATTTCTTTAAAAGAGCTGTTACGCTCTTTTTGTAATTTCTAAACAGACTATAGCCTCCAAGACGTTTATCATAAGCACCATTGGCTATATTGATGCTTCTTTTTACCGGGTCTGGTTCATATTCAGACCCTAACAAGATAGGAAGCATTTTATCGACAGAGTCATGAGTTTGCAACTCTTCTTCTATTTTTCTTTCTACTTCCTTTCTATCCATTATCTCGTGAAGCTCATTTCTAACAGCATCCCTATTATGCGATTCACGACCCATTATTGCATGTATTAAAGATATCATCCTTTTATACCTCCTATATATAGAAATGGTTGAGCTTTGTAGGAATTACTATCCCTATCGAAATGCATCAACTCCAAATTATTAGCCTTTGTTAAGCTAACTGCATTTATAACAGCTACTAACGCAGGCGTAAAGCCAGTTACATATAGATATATTCTAACTCCTTTATCTATATGTAACAACCATTCAGCTGCCCTACTACCAAGACTAGCAAAATCCATTGGGTCTGTTATTTCGTCGAAGACATAATCGTCTCCGACTTGAGGAATTTCGTGTCTTCCTTTGCATAGACCGACATGTAATTCCTCTCTACTATACCCAGCAGGCTCAATATATGAGCATGCTTGATAACCGTATGTGTTGACATAATCAACACATTCATCATAACTACCAATAAATTGATAGTCTTCTTTTTCGTAGGTATCGTGTGTACCTACGAAAACTTTATAAATATCAACGGTTCTTTTCATATTAGTTCCCTCCCTTATTAAAGAATGCTCTAAGAGCTCTATATATCCTATCTTTAACTACAGCTCTCATTTCATTCTCATCTAAATATTCTGCTACAGCCAAATCTAGGCAACCAAACCCTGCAGCATGTTTGTGCCCTCCTCCATTATTTCCATAACTAGTTCCTATGAAACTAGCCACTTCAAATGATGGAGTTTCATAGTCTGGAGTTGTATAAACAGTTCCTCCAGACTTATGGTGTGTAATTACCATCTTATCGCTAGGATGTTCTTCACACCATTTTTCCTTTATCATAGAAGCGTACTTCCATTCTGCTTCTAAAATAACTATTTCTTCATTAAATCTTAAAGCATTTTCTGATGCTTTATTATATGCAGTGTTGCATAGTGCTTGATAGTCATTATAGCAACTATCAACCCATCCCCAAACTTCAGGATGGTCTAGAGTTTTTCTAAGAGTTAGTATAGCATCTAAACCTCTATATAACTCTTTTTCGGAATCTGCTATCTTGTCAACAGTCCCCATCTTCCTTCCTAAAGTCTTTTTATCTTCAGGAAGGTCTGGGATATTCTTCCATTGGAAAGTATCCCATAAGTTTACAGCATACGACCATTCCTTTAACATATCTTGGAATGCAAAAGCTGTATCATTTCCCTTAGTGTTAAGGAGTCTTTCAAACATACTTATGTATGTTATAGTAGCACCACACCAATTTATATCGGTGTATATTTTATAGTCTTTAAGTTTGTCACCCAAAGACTCTCTAATTGTATCTTCTGATACAAAATTACCGGCATGATGGTCATACCAGCTAAATTTCATATTATCTAGAGGTTTTATTTTATCCAATTCCACAAACATTCTATCAGAAATCATGACTTCAATTTCTGAATAGTCGAAAAACTTATGTGGATTTTCTTTAGCAAATGATAACCATTCATTTAAAATCCTACTAGTTTCCTCTTGTCTGGAAGTTCTTTCCAAGAAAACTACGAAGTCTTCTTCTAACAATTTACTCGCCATCATTAAATTGATAGCTGATGTAACGCCATCCAAATCTGAATGGCTTATTATAATGTTTAGCTTACTACCTCCACATATTCCAGTGTGAACCATGTTGCTTTCTTCATAAAACGATTCCATATATTTTTTCATATTATTCTTTCCTCCTGTTTATTTTAATGAATTATATATTTTTTTGTAACAAAATTTTCTATTTTATAATACTTCTGATAGTTTTGTCATTTCAGCTACTAAATCTGATATTTCTTTTTGTAAAGCTGATATATCTGACTCTATATTTTTAATATCTTTTTTAACGCTCTCCTTACCACGTTTCATTGTAGATTTGAAGAATTCGTTGTATTTTATTGATATTCTGTCACTTAGTATAAATAGTTCCTTTTCTGCCCCTTCTGCTCCATAAACCATGATGTATTCACTATTCTTATCTTTTACTTTCATATGTAACACCATGTCTCTGGCATCATCATATGCAATGTGTAGTGTAGTGATAGTGTCGTCATGTTTATTTTCATATGTATCACTGTAATCTAAGGCTCTGTAACTATACCAAGAACTTTCTACTTCAACTGTGTTATTTCTTATTTCTTTACATACAGTATCTCCGTCTTTATCAATTCCTAATTCTAATATAATGTTTCTTAATTCCATTTTAAACCTCCTAAATATTTAAATTATTAACAAAAAATTTCATACATTATTATTTAAAGAATGCCTGTGTATGAAATCAGGCATCCGAAGACACCTGATTTCATACACATTCTTATACATTCCAATTTTATTTAGGAATATACAAGAATGTCTCTTCATCAGACATCTTCATATTCCTAAATTCGCTTATCGTGCTATAGGAGCACTAGGTATGTTTTGAGACCTCCTCAGGTCTTATTTTATTAATTTCCTACTTGTAATAGGATTTTACCATTCTCACGAATGTAGAAGCATCCTATTATGTTATTACTTTCAAATGCTTGTAGGATAGCATCTGAAAGTTCATCAAAGCCGACGCCTCTTCTATGAAGCTTTTTGGCATACGCTTTGACTTTCTTATTAACTCCTTCAGGAATTGTAGTTCCTGCTACTTTTCCCTGAAGGATATAACTTATTTTTCTCTCCATATTCACCTCCTTTAACTTGAACTCAGACTGAAGAGATTATCTGAGTTCGGAGTTATTGAAAACCTTATTATAAATGGAATGCGTGATATTTATATCCCGCCTCACGCTAGCGGATTTTATAAATTCATTCTTAGGACAACGGCCGTTCTCCATTTCCTAAACGATACAGGAGTGCAACTCTCACACTTTATATTAATTTATTACCCAGCGAAGGGTTCCTGTATTATAGCTACCACTAAGATGCCTCTAGTACTTCAAGAATCCAGCAAACTTGAAGACAGAAACTTTTTTAACAGTTCCGTCAGCTTGTCTTTCTTCTTGAGCATCTCTCATACTGTGGCTGTAGTAACAGTTATCAAAACCAACTGTTTTAAGAACTACACCAACAGCACCGAAATGCCCTTGCACTAAGCAAGCATCAAACTGATGGTTGTTCAGTATGTTATGAACATCATCAACTAGTGTATCCACGTTAACCTGTTTCCAGATTTCAGCTTCTTCACTAGTCATGTATTCAGGTTCGTACCCTAGTTGTGCTAGAGCACTCAACTGTTCACCATCTAGTTTGTGGTTTACTAAAACTAACATCTTTTTCATTCAATTTTTCACCTACCTTTCTTGAATGAATTTCTGTCTTTCCAGATTGTCAATAAGTCTCACGGCTTTTCCCCATAGACTTGCCATGTGTTAGAGTAGTAATGTCACCTACTTATACGTATCTGCAGCGAAGCAGTCTAACACTTAACTAGTCGAAACAAGCACTAGTTTTGGCTAGTACCTGTACCCCATTCAACAGGGTGACCTAAAAGGTCTTCGACTTCCTTTTGTGACAAAGGTTTTGGTTGTTTTTTACTCATCTATCTTCACCTCCTTTCTTATTATAATTTATATTTAAAATGAAGTGATAAGTAAATCTGTTTCCCTCGGAATATCGACCTAAACTCACATACAGCGTCCAACATCATCTGAGGGGTAGATGATGTTGGACTGGTGAGGGGAGAACTGTATGCAAGTTTAGATACACTATATAATATATAGCTAACTTTTTATTAACTTTTCCCAATTCCTTCCTATGTTCTGTCTTCAGAAATCGGTGTTTATATTATATACATTATAATATATGTTTAAAAAATATGTAAAAATAGCCAATAAAAATAAGTAAAATTTAGCTATATATA